TTGGCTACGGGCATCCAACGCCTTGCCGACACGATTGAACGCTATGCCAGCCAAATCCAAACCAACCACCATGAGTGAAATCCAAAAACGACTCGTCGCCCACATCCTTGCAGGAGGGGCGCCCAAAGAATTTTCCGTTGATAACGGGATGCACCAGGACACCGCGAGCAAGATGCTGGCCGGTCTTGGCATCCGCAAGGTCTTCGTTACGGAGGCAGAGCATGTGGCGATCATGGCCCAACGCAAAGCGGCTCAGGCGCAGCCCAAGGCGGCGTAGTTGAATCTTGCCATTCCGCCCCGCTCGGCTAGGCGTTGCGGGCAAGATGTCTTCATTTTCTGGGACTACCCTAAACAACGGCCAAAATTCCGACGCCGGTTTGCAGCTTGCCCCCGTGGGCAACGACGGTCCCGACCACGCGCTACTCACCAAGACCTTTGAGACGACCGTAGCCAACCTTCAGGGCTTTACAGATCAATGTCAGGAGAACTACAACACCCGCTACGCCCTTTGGTCAGGCCAGAGCGCGGATGGTAAAAAACACGCCCGCGAAGGCTCCAAAATTGACCCGACGCCATGGGATGGGGCGTCCGATCTGCAAGTTTTCCTCACGGACGAGGCCATTATTTCCAAGGTGGCGATGCTTTGGATCGCGTTCCTTCGCGCCGGCATCACCGCGACGCCCGTGGAGGGCAACGACATCAAGCGAGCCAAGTCCGTTTCCAGCTTCATGCGCTGGTTGGTGCAGACCCAAATCCCCGAGGTCGGCCGCGAAGTGGAACTGCTCGCCAACTACATCCAAGAGATGGGCGTCGGTGCCATCGGCGTTTTCTGGGAAGAGACGCAGGAGAAGATTTTGCAGAACGTGACGCTGGAGCAGCTTCAAGCCCAGTTCCCGACCATCGACGTTCAAGCCCTGATCTACACCGACGACACGATTGACGACGCGGTGGCTATCTTCACCGAAATCTACGGCTGCACCGCAGGCAAGGCGCGCAAGATGATCAAGGAACTGCGGGCGAAACAGGAAACATCCGTGCCGACCTTGGGCCGCAAAAAGAGCTTTCCAGTCCTCCGCGCGTTCAACCTGAACCAAAACCTGTTCATCCCTAACTACACGACCGATGCGGAGAACGCCTCGGCTATGTTCCGGGTAGAGTATTACACCGCCGAGCAGCTTCGCGGCTTCGTGAACACGGCCGGCTGGGACGACGCTTGGGTGGAGGCCGCAATCAAGACGTGCAAGGGCACGCAAATCACGCTGACGAACAACGAATACAACCAGCCGATTTCGCGCTCGTTCATGTATCAGCAGCAGAATTTCACCGACTTGATCGGCGTCGTCTACGCCTACCAGCGCCTCTCGGACGAGGACGGCTACACGGGACTCTACCTGACCATCTTCAACCCGCGTTTGGCCCCGGACGGCGAGCAGGACGGCTACGCCAAGTTCGGACTGCTCGGTTACGCCGATGGCGCCTACCCGTTCGTCATCTTCCGCCGCGAGCACCTGTCCCGCAAGCTGCACGACACGCGCGGCATTCCCGAGCCTGGCAAGCCGCTTCAGCAGCAGATCAAGGTTCACAAGGACAGCCTGATCGACGCCGCATCGCTGGCCATTTGCCCGCCCATGATGTATCCGCAGGGCCGTCCTCCGCTGCGGTGGGGTGCCGGTGCCCGCATCGCAGAGCGTCGTCCTGGCGAATACCACTTCGCGGACCGGCCAGCCTACGATCCCAGCACAGAGAAGAGTGAGGCCAACTTGAAGGCCGACTTCAACCAATACCTCGGCTTCGTCTCGGCAGAGACCGACCCGACATTCGCTGGCTACAAGAACCAGAAAGAGGCCGAGAGCTTCATGGCTGGTTTCAGCAAGGTTTTTTCCAAAGTTTGGAGCCGTTACAAACAGTATGGCAGCGAGGCCGTTTATTTCCGCGTAGTCGGCTTGAAGCAGGCCGATCCGGTTGAGTTCCACAAGGGCGAGGACAACGAGGAGTTTGATTTTCGCCTCACGTTCGACATCCAGAGCATGAACCCCGAGGTGCAGCAGCAAAAGCTCAAGTCGCTTGCCGAGGTCGCCGGTATGTTCGACAAGTATGGACAAATCGACTACGGCGAGGTCATCCAGCTTGCGGTGCAGACCATCGACCCAAATTGGGCCGAGCTTGTCGTTCTGCCGAAGGACACGGGCGCGCAGAAGACGGTCAACGAGACGCACTCCATGTTGGCGCAGGTCTTCGCAGGCGTGGACCGCGACATCGACCTCAACGCTCCGCCCGACCTCGTGATGCAGACGATCCAGAATTACGGGCAGCAGCCGGACGTGCAGCAGCGATATGCCCAAGACCCGAGTTTCAAGGCGCGACTGGACAAGATCGTAAAGCAGACCGGCCAGCAAATTGTGCAGAAAAAAAATGCCAAGGTCGGGGTCTACGGCGCATAGTTGTTGACATCCCGCTCCGCGAGACTACGGTGCGGGCATGACCCTCGCTCAATCAGAGGTGCAGCGATGCTTGGAAAACCTGCGCAATATGCTATCAATCCCATGCCCGTCGTGCTCCATGGATGACCCGCCAGATGGCGTCCCGTGCTATTGCTTTGAGGACTTTGGAGCAACCGCGCGAATTGAACTCCGTGCAGCGAAAAAAGCCCGCAAGATTGAAAAACGCCAAGCCAAAACACCATGACCCTCGCCGAAGCCCAACTAGCCCGTCAGAAGAAAATCCAGTCCTCCCTCATCGGCCTTGCGCGCGACACACGCTTTGCCGATTTCATCGAAACGGTGCGCGAGTGCCAACTGAGCGCCGTCGATAATCTGACTGATGGCGCAGTCGTCGGAAACGAGCGCGCTACCACGGCCTGTATAGGTGAAATCGCGGCCTACCGTGCTATGATCCGCACGTATGACGAGGCCGTGGCGTTGGCGGCGCAGCAGGCGGAGGGGAATTAACAGCCCATTTCGGCTAGTGCATGGCCGCTTGATCATACCAAGCGGCCTTTTCGCGCCCCAAATCGTGCAAAATGCACGATATGCCTGACGTAAATGGCCCAGCCTAAATCATGCACTTTGCACGACTCCATCATTGACAATGCAAAATGCACGATTAGTCCCATTGCCACACGGCAATGACGCCGCGCGTTAGGATGTAAGCACGTTCTTGTTCGTAAAACATGCCGCCAGAAAATATCGAGGCCACTTCGCCGGCCGCAAAAAAAGGTGATGCGCAAGTGCAAGGGTCGGGCAATATCGAGACGGGTCAGGCAGCGGTGCTCCTTATGGCGAAAGCCGAGAAAGCATCGAAACAGCCGGCTCGCCAAGCTGCGGAAGATACTGCCCCCGAGGTAATCGCCCCGGACCTGACCATGACACCTCCAGCAGCAGAAGCTCCAGCAGCTTCCGAAGAGACCGCCCCCGCCGAAGAAGCCGAGACCGCCGCCGAGACGACAGAGGCCGCGCCCGAGGCAACCGAGGAAGAGGCCGATTCTGTTCCTTCTCAGACAATTTCATTCACTCCCGAGCAACAAAAGCTGCTCAACAAGCGCATCGGAAAGGAAGTTGCCAAGACGAAGGCGATGGAAGCCCAAAAGGCCGAACTCGCCGCCAAAGTGGCCGAACTTGAGGCCAAGGTCGCAGCTCCCGTTATGCCCCAGGCTCCGCTGGTCGTGGCCCCAACGCCAAACATGCCGTTGGGCGACGTGATGGACATCGCCAAGTTGGGCGAAATCCAGAGCACTGCCAAGGAGGCCGCACGTTACATTGAGGACGTGCTGGACGACACGAGCCAATGGCAGACGATGACCGACCCGAAGGATGAGGACCGCCAGATTAAGGTCCACAAAATCGGGGAGGCGCTGTTCACTGAGGTAGACCTGAAGCGCAAGTTGCGCGAGGCCCGCCGCACGTTGGAGGATCACATTCCCCAGCGCGCCCAGTGGATCGCCGCCAAGCAGCAGATTACGCAACAAGCTCACGCCCGCTTCCCGTTCCTGACGGACAAGCAGACGCCGGAATACCAGATGGCCGAACAAGGCCGTCGCAACCCGCAGTATGCCGCCCTCATGGCGATGCCTAATGCGGAGTGGATTCTAGGCGTGCTCGTCAAAGGCGCGAAGGCGGTTGAGGCCGAGGACGCTGCCAAAGCGGCCCCCGCCAAGAAGCCGGTTGCGGTCGTCAAGCCTAAGCCCGCCGCGGACCAAACCGCGACATCGGCTTCAGGTGCAGCACCACGGGCGCCCATCGGTTCAGCCGAGCGGCAGCAGATTGCAGCGGAGTCAGCGAAATTGTCGGCGAAGGGCGGGATTACTTCGGATGATGCGGTGGGCCTCTTACTCAAAAGCTCACAGTTACGCAAAACTCGATAATTCCATGGCTCTAGCCACCTCCTACAACGTCTCCGGTGACCGCGAAGCGCTCACCAACTTCCTCACTATTCTCGAACCCGAGGATACTCCCAAAACGTCCACGTTCGCCAAGACCACCAAGGTCACGAACACCTATCAAACATGGCAGGCTGATACCCTCGCCAATGTCGATTTTGCCGGCGTCCTTGAAGGCGCTGACGTGGCGGCATTCAACAACGAAGCCCAGAACCGCGCCCGGTTCGGCAACTACATCCAGAAGTTCTGGCGCCCATGGATGGTCTCGGACCTCCAAGAAGCGTCCGATCCGGCCGGCACCGACGGCGAAGTTGCGAACAGCAAGGTCAAGGCCATGCGTGAGCTTAAACGCTCCATCGAAGCCGCGGTCGGCTCCGATAACGACATGCAGGCCGACACCGGCCTCGCGCCCTACAAGACCCGCGGCCTCGGTTCGTGGATCAGCAGCACGGCGCAGACGACCAACCCGGTCCCGACGCTGTTTCTGACCCCGAGCGGCAACATCAACGCCACCGCCACGGCGAGCTTGACCGAAACGCTGTTCAACGGCGTCTTCCGCTCAATCTTCACCCAGAACGGCGGGCGTCGGTCCTACAGCCTGTTCGCTGGTCCGTCGCTTATCACGGCGATCAATCAGTTCCAGCGCCAAGAGGGCACCACGACGGCCAAGAGCTACATGGTGAACCAGGACGCGACTGCGAACCGCATCGACCTCGAAGTGGCGATCTACAAGGGTAGCTTCCACACGGTCACGATGATCCCTGACATGTTCAACGGCCTTGCTGATGGTGCGGCGGTTACGACCACCACCAATCAGCAGATGGCCCGCGGCTACGTCATCGACCCGGCCCTTGTCGGCATCGGCACCATGCTCGGCGTGGATTCGATGGAGTTGGAGAACCAAGGTGGCGGTCGCCGCGGTCTCGTTCAGACTGCGCTCCTCCTCATGGTCAAGAACCCGCGCGGTCTCGGCAAGTTCAACGCGTCCAGCTAATAGCCATCGTAACAACAACCAACAAAGGAACAACCTACCATGGCTAACACAAACATCACCATCAACCCCGCCCGCGTCACCCCGCTCTCCGAGCAGGAACAAGCGGCCACGGGTTTCAACTACAAGGCCACCGTGCTCTACGGCGACCTCGTTACCGCAGGCACGGGCGCCTCGGACACCGGCACCATCGTCCTCGGCAACACGCCGACCAAGTGGTATGTCGATAAGGCGGGCGTCAATATCCGCACAGCGTTCGCGGGCATCACGGCCGCGACCGTCACTGTGGGCACGACCACCACGGTCAACGCCGCCATCGCCAGCACTAGCATCCTCACGGCGGCGTGGGTTCCGCAGGCGTCCGGCGTGGCGGTTTCGACCAATTTGAACGGCGTCACGGCCCTCAGCACGGTCGCGGTCTTCACGGCGGCTGGCACGGGCGGTTTGGCGGGCCTGACGGCGGGCGCGCTGGACATCTACCTCAAAATTAAGGACACGGCGACCCTGCCGTAAAAATATGGCAGGGCCGGCTAATCACCGGCCCTGCCTTTACTTTTGCACGCCCGTAGTCGGGCCAACTAAGCACGCCCGTAGTCGGGCACGTTAGCACGCACAGCAACAGTCAGGCGCTTTACCTATGTCCTTGGTCGCAATGGGAGACGGTGAACTTATCACGGGCTTGCCCCAGCAGTTCCTCGATGAGTTCGAGGCGGAGATTCGCGGGCGGGTGCCGGCCGAGAAGGTGAAGGCCCAGTTGCGGCAGGAGAAGATTGGGCGCATTATGAAGCAGGTTGGCTCCACGCAAATCGACACGCTGGGCCAACGCATCGCGGTCATTGACCGCCGACTGTATTTCAGGGCAATGCAGGCGTTCGGGCACCACGAAGGGTGGCTTGAAGACCTCCTTAAGGACAACAAATTCCTGTGCGCACCCGGCTACAATCCTGGCCGAAAAGCTGATTTGAGGCATGGGATCACATTTGTTGGTGGCGTTCCTACCGGACAAGGACCAAAGATACTTCAGTGATAACGAATACGATCACGATTGATGGCAGGAGCACATGGCGCGCTGATTACGCTCAGGACATTTCGCGCTCAGAAAAAAAGTGCCGTCGTTGCAATCAGGTCAAGAGTAGTTCCGAATTTTATACACTAAACTCTCGGAAGCGCGGCAAGATTCTTGGTTGTTACTGCCGAGAATGCTGGACCGAAAAACAGAGGGCGAGGGCAAGGGATAACCCCGAAAAGACCAAGCAATACCGCGCCGAGTATTATAGAAAAAACAGAGAGAGGGTGATCGGCTATTCAAAGAAATGGCATAACGATCCAGAAAACAGGAAGATCACGACAGCGAAGATGATGCAAAGGCTTAAGACGAATGAGGTCGCTCATTTTAAGCACATCACGCGCGTTCGCATAAGGAAAATTCTGAATGGCGAGAGGACTGGCGCAAAAGGAAGAATGGTTTTCCTGCTCGGATGCACCGGAGAGCAGGCGCTAAAAATACTCACAAATGGATCAATGCTTCTCCCGAAGGATCACCACGTTGACCACCACATCCCTTGCAGTTATTTCGACTTCAAAAATGAGTCTCATCAGCGAATTTGTTTTAACTGGAGGAATCTGAGATTGATGGCCGCTGTCAAAAATATGGAAAAGC